GGATTAATATAGTTGTATAACAACGTTTTTCAGACTTTTATACTATATTAATTATGGCTTTACGATTCAAGAAAATAGAGATATTGATATCTGAAACAGATGAGAAGTTTTTAAGGGATATTCATGAGTCCTTAAGTGGTAAACATGGAAAGGTAGATGGATTTCTTGAAGATACAATCGATGCTTTAGATAATAATTGTAAAGTTATTATTACCGATGTCGATCCAAGACTATTAAAGAAGGAGAAAAAATATGGCAATACTTGATCTACTGGAAAAGAAAAAATCAGAAGCTATCGATCCTTGTATGAACGAACTTACAAGTGGAGGAATGAAGATAATCGAAGCTGCAGAGTTAATTATGAGTAGAGTACCTCTTAATCTATTACAAAATATTAATAAAGAACTGATGAATGAGATAATGGGAATAGATGAACAGAAAGATAAAATTAATGATGCATACACAAAGAAAGGGGTTTAGATGAGTAAAATTTTATTATGGATTCAACACGTATCTGGTAAGATTAATTCATGGGCGTGGACAAAATGGAGCAGGAGAAATAGAAAATGATAGATAGTATATGATTCCTAATCGGATTAGGAATATTGGGAATGATTATTCTGTATATATGCGAAAATTAAAACAAGCATTACTAATTGGAACTTTAGGAGTTTTCTTAGGAGGTTGCTCTGAATTTGCTCTCTTGATGAGTGGAAGCAGTATAGCAATAAGTCAAAATGCTTATGTGAAAGCATATAACAGTGTGGATGTACTTACTCTTATCAATACAGATAAGAGTATTAAAGGACATACCTACGATAATATAAAAGGTCTTATGAATAAACATTAGGTAGAAAGAAGTTTTTCCCTGTAGTAAAATAAAAATATAGAGAAAAGAAAGGAGAACTATGAATAAATGGATAGCTGATCTTCAAGCCAATGGCTACGATTGGCAAAGAGATCGAAGACTGTTTCAAGTATGCGGTATGGTAACTGCATTAACACTTGAAACAAAAACTAGGATGATGATGACGTCTAGACGAAAGGCCCCGTCTCCATATACTTGGTTAAAGAAGAACTTGAATTGTTCGGGCTCTCGTGAGAAAGTTCTAAAAAGGGCAAACGATTGGATTGGACAGTATTTTAAAGCTGGTCCAATGCCTAAGGATCTCGCTGACCAATTAAATAAAGGGAATATTGAAATAACTATTCCTGGTAAGCTGATACAGAAAGGAGAAAGTAATGGCTCATAAATATCAATATAAGTGTGAAGGGAAAATTAATCTTCAACGTGAAGGAGAAGAATTTCCTACTACTGTATGGATAGAAACTAACCTTTATGAACCCACTATTAAAACTGCTACTGACTTTTTTGAAAGTATGTTATCGAAGTATGCAGCATGTTATGGTGTGGATAGTAAGTTTTCTAAGGTTGGATTCGAAGTTACGGCTGTCGAATTAAAGGATTAAACGAATAGGAGGAAATATGGAAAGATATACAGAGACAGATGTTATTAAGCGATTTGAAAAAGTTGTAAAGGATAGGATGACCGTAAGGGTTTTCAATGCAATGCCAAGAACATACAGGGATGTATTTTTACTTTCAGAAGTAAGAGAAGAAATGACTAGGTATATAGTAAAATTATTAAATTGTGATATAAATGTTAATAATAAAATTCAATATCTAGCTGATGATATTGATAAACAAAGGGAGGCTAGGGATCGTGAGATTGAACGGTTTAGGGCAAAGGAGTTTAAAGAATAATGTATAAAAAGGTTATTCCTCGTCGTAAAATTAATTTTTAAAACTAATAAAGAAAGGAGAATAACGATGGACATATATAATAAAGTTTATCAGACCTGGCAAGAAGCTAGTTATCCATCAAAAGATAGTAAAATCATTTATGGTCCTCATGACCAACCACAATATGATGGCGATGATGACCATACCAAATTAACTATCTTTCACGACTTCAAAGATAAAGTTTCAATTTTTAAAGAAGACTTTTCAACTGAAACTCATTATCTCAAAGTTGAGGGAATACAATCATTGAGAACACTATTAATAGTTTTCAATATTATTAAAATAGAGAGTAGTCACAAATGAAACTATTTAATTATATCATTCAACATAAGTACGATTACCTAGATAATCTCATCGTTGATGGAGATTATACAATGACTGAGAAGGACGAAAAAGATTATAAACTCATTGGAAAAAGTAATTATAAAACCAAGGATAGTAGTCATTATCTTAGAGTTCATCATAGTCAAAATAGATATTCATCTGGACCATTCACTATCGTAGAGATCGAGACCGATAGTTATTTCAATTGTGATACCAAAATTCTTAATCATCATAGCCTCGAAGATATTATCAATTGGCATAAATGGAGAGTTAAAACTAATGTTTAACAAACTATTTCCTCGTCGTAAAATTAATTTTAAATAATAAAGAAAAGGAGTAGTCGTGATAATAAAAAATCTAAAGGGATATATAGTAATAATTACGGGAGGATTCGACTTAAAGGAGAAATTAAAGAATGACCCATATAGCTATATTGGTGTGCCAGGACGTTTTAAGTTAGACTTTGACAAGGAGACTTCTCGTTATCGAGAATTTCCAGTTTTCATTAATAAAGAAGATGCGGATGAGTATAAAGATTTCCGAGAAAGTAATTATGGTGAGGACTGCGAAGTGAAAGAGTTAGATATAAAGGTTGTATAACAAGATATTTCCTTAGTCTAAACTTAATTTTAAAACTAATAAAGAAAGGAGTAACTAATGAAACTTAAAGGCTTCATCGTATTAAAATTTTACGATAGGGATAACGAGAACGTTTCCACCGAACAACGAGTGTGGGACACGATCTTTCTTCGTCCCGAATATAAGATCAAGCAAGCAGATAAGACTTATCAGCCCGATATCGTTCCGATCTATACACGTAAGAAGGACGCAGAAGCGGACGCCGACTGGTGGCCAGCTCATACCTGCGATGACAACGGAGTCGTAAGAGAAGTCACGATTAATATAGAAGATAAAGACATCTTCAGTAGTCGTCAACTAGAGATAAAAACTCTGGAGAAAATTCTCTTAAATAAAAATCTTCCTCAAAAAGATAAAGAACACTATGAGAAAGAACTTAAAGGATGGAAAGGAGAAAAGTAACTATGGCACTAAACTATAAGACGAAGGACGGAAAGAAACTAAATGGTCTATATTCTAGTATGGATGATGAGGACGGTGATATATTCTTTAGTGATAAAAAGGTTGGATCGTTTACAACCGAACACGATAGTCATCTGGGCACGTATAGATTATTAAATGTCAAGGGAAAAGAATTTCACGATCACTACTTTGATTCCGACGATATTATTAAAATATGCAAACTTAAATAAGTAATTTACATTTAAAGGATTTATCGCTATACTGTTAAGTATGGCGTTAAATATCGAACTAATCCACCAATCAAATGAAGCACTCTTAACTTCTCGGGAAAAGAAGTTCTGCGAGGGCATAGCTGCCGGAAAAGGTAAGCGTGAAGCGGCTGTTTACGCAGGATACTCTGAAACATCTGCACACGTTCAAGCTGCACGCAACTTAAAAAAGGATAAAATACAGCTCTACATCGATAGATTGAGAGGGGATGCACGACGCATGACCGCTGAAACCGTGGACAATGAAGTGAAAAAGCTTGAATTGGTGTACGATAAGGCAATGGGCAAACAACAATATACCGCCGCAGTCAACGCGGTGAGGTTAAAGGCACAACTTCTTGGGTTCTTGGTTGAAAAAAAAGAAGTGAAGACCACGGTCCTTGATACATTGTCTGATGATGAGTTGACGAAGTACCTTGACCAAATCAAAACTGAACACAGCTTGAATTGATTCCTGCCATAGACAACAACCTGCCGCCTCCCGCCGTTGATTCTTGATTCTTGATTCTTGACGCACGCAGCATCCCACATATAGATATAGGTGGAGGTATGAGGATGCATGGCTCGGGACTCAATAGGATTCAGAGGGATTCACACAGATATAAATAAATGTCAATTAGTTAAAATAGTTGTTTACTTATGCTGCGCACTAGTTTATAATGTTTTTAGAAATACGAAAGCGAGGTGGTATATAAAATGAAGCACGTTAAAGTTACAGAAAACGCAGTTCCCGTTTCTTTTAGAAACATAGCTAGTCAAACTATACTTTTCAGATTAGTTAATCCTAAAAGAAGCAACTCAAAAGCTTTTCAGATCTTCGAATCAGTTAAAAATTCGACAACGATCAAAGAAGCTTTTAGCAAGGGTTACCGTCCAATCGATTACGAGTACGACACTACAAAAAATAATCGATTCAAAAAAGCGCATCTATTATCTAGTACACAGCTTAATCCCGCTAAAAAAGCAATGTATCAAGATTTATTAGCGCATAACGCAGCTTATATCAAAAGTAATAAAGTCAGCGACGACATTAAAAAAGCGCAGTCTTATTATACAGATATAATCAGCAAGCTTAAATAACAAGCAACAGCCCTGGGCGATTAATCTCGCCCGGGGTTTTTTTGATTCTTGATTCTTGACTCAAATTGATTCACACACTATTTTTTAGATATAGATATAGGTATAGATATAGATGAAGATATAGGTATCATCGGGATTCAGAGGGATTCAGAAAATAAAAAAAATAATAAAGCGACGCGAGTGCTAATTCGCGTCGCTGTCTTTAATTATTCGTTAGCGTACTCGGTATGAACTGCGTTATTACTAACGGTGAGTTCTACTTCTCTAACTTCGATAACTTCGCCATAGTTACCACGTCTAAAGTTAGCGTCGTCTTCTGCTTTATCTTTAGACTTGAAGATTAGAATATAATCGTCGCGATGTTCTGATACTGTCGGCGGATATTCTAGACGATTATGTATATCTGCTAAATCTAACTCGGGCTTAAGGTCTTCTGCGTATTTATTGATTAATACGAATCCCTTTAGATTTAGATTTTTTATATATTTAGCTTTACCCATTTTACCTCCTTTCTTCTTTATTATTAAAACTAAGTATACTTTATTTTTTAAACGTATACCAGTAGAAAAGCAGAAAAGAAAAAAATTAAATGTTGTATTCCAAAGATTAGCAGTAAGCTAAATTAGTATTATAAATAGAAAGAAGAAAAAATGCACCTCATAAATACTTACTTAGTACTACACTACCCAAAAAAACCTAAAGACGATATGGTCTTTTATTGGAGCGATAAAGAAGTAGACGCCCAAAAATACGCTAACGATAATGATAATACTTTTATTTTTAAGAGTATAACAAAGAAAGAAATAATAAAATGTACGAAATAATAAATGTTGTATTTCGGGAAATTTAATAATTTATAATTAATTTATAAACTAAATAAAAAAGGAGAAATAGATGGAGTTCTTAATCTTATGTACGTTAGTCGGGATCGCGTTATTCGTCGGGATAAAGATCGGCGAGAATAACGAAGAATGATTTTATGGTACTGTCGTGAATTGATCTTTTATATTTTAGTCGTAGTAGTGCTGCTGTGGTGTGCGTTATAAGAATAACGCACATTCCACCTCACACAATTCGCGTATTACGCGAATTAACTTTTTACGCGAATTCGCGTATTAAGTTAATTATTAGCTTTACTTATCTATTTAATTAGTTTAATATTCGAATAATTATCTTAAAAGATTAAATTATATTTTAATTTAATTAATAGAAATTAGAAAGCGAGATAGATAACTAAAACGACTAAAAAAAATACTCTAGTAAAAGTAAAAGAAAATAAAGTATCGATTAGTCTTAGAAATATTTCTAACGATACTATCGTTTATAGATTAGTTAATATTAAACGTTCGAATACTAAAAGCTATAATATATTCGAAAACGTAAAATATAGTACTAATTTAAACGACGCGTTTAAGAAAAATTATCGTTCGATAGATTATACTTACGATACGTTAGCTAATAATCGATTAGCTAACGTTAATTTATTATCGAAAAGTAATTTAAGAAAAGAATTAAAAGAAAAATATTTAGATCTTCTAAATTCTAATTTTAAATTTATTAACGATAATAAATCGTTTACTAATAGAGATAATATTATAAAAGCTAATAACTATTATCTAGAATTAGTTAATAATCTTAAATAATTAATTAAATTAACGCGATAGATTTAAAAGTCTATCGCGTTTTTTAAAATAGAAAGCGAGTAAATAAAACGATAAAAAAATATATAGATTATTTCGAAACTATAAAAAAATATAAAGTAATAGATTATTTCGAAACTAAAGAAAATTATTTAAAAAATATAAAAATATTAAATAAAAGTATTAAAAAAGATAATTATAATATTTATATTAATAAATATAAAAATTTAATTAAACTTAATAATAAATTTATAAAAAAAAATAAATAAAATTAATTTAATTAACGCGATAGATTTAAAAGTCTATCGCGTTTTTTTTATTCTTAACGTACTAATTAAAATAAAAAGAAAAATAAAAAAAGAAAAAAAATAAAACGTAAATAAAAAATCGTATTAAGTTTAAATTAAAAACTTTATATAAAGTTTAAAAGCGAGTGGTGCTTCTCTTTCTAGTCGTAAGACTAGAAAGATGATGAATCAGGTATATCTATATAAGTCTAAATATGGTATAAGGGATCCCTAATATAGGAGGTTCTATGTTTTTATTTGGAAAAACTCCCGTCGATTGGTGGGGAGCACATAAGAAGAAAATTATAGCCGCTGTAATCATAGCTATTGTTGTACTCGTAGCGATATAATCTTTTTTGTTTCGTATAGTATCTTTTTACTCTATTGTCATAGAGTGAACATCTCTATTCTATTGGCTACTCGAAAAAGAAAGCACCTACTGGAAAAATCTATAAATAGTTTAGTTCAGAATGCAAAGGATTCTACCAAGATCGAAATCATCTTTGGTCTTGATGAAGACGACGTTGAATCAGCAAAGTTTATTAATGGTGTCTTTAAACATGTTCGTAAAAAGATCATAAGTTTCAAACCTCTTGGATATGCTAATCTTCATAAGTATATGAATACCCTTGGTGCTGCATCACAAGGGAAATGGTTATTTATTTGGAATGACGATGCTTTAATGAAAACGGAGAATTGGGACGAGATTATCTTGGGCCACGGCGACGAATTCAAGTTACTTGCTCCACGAGACAATCACGACGGACATCCTTACGCGATCTTTCCCATTTTTCCAAGGGACTGGTTTCTACTTCTCGACTATATCTCGAATAATCCTCAAAACGATCGATGGTTAAGCGAGATCGCTTACGCACTTGATATTTTTAAACGTGTCGATATCGAATGCTTTCACGACCGTGCGGACCTAACGGGAAATAATAATGACGAAATTTTCAAGAAAAGGGTCTATAAAGAGGGTCGTCCCGAGGATCCTGAGGATTTCGGTTCCCTTAAAAATCAAAAGCTTCGTACACACTCGATGCATAAAATAGGCTGGTATCTTGATAAAATTGGGCAACCCTCTAAATTTTGGAGGGAAGTTCTTATGGGAGCTAGAAAACCATTCGAAAAGATGGTATACTCTAAAAATGTAAAAGGAGCCGGGATTCATGCAGCACTTAAAAGAAGCGACAAAGATAAATCTTAAAAACGCAATAACATTATTTCAAAAAACGAAAGATCGCCGTATAGGCGAAGTTATCGAACATCTTACGAACAAACTAAAAACGAAAGGAGCACGTTCAAGCATCCTTAAATTCGCAAACTATATGTACAATGATAGTTATAAGACACCAGCACATATTCAACTCATCGCGAAACATATTCAACAATTAGAAAGTGGAGAACTTAAACGTCTTGCTGTCTTTATGCCTCCTCGACATGGAAAATCTATGCTCTGCTCAGAGTTCTTTCCCGCATGGTACTTGGGAAATAATCCGAAACATTTTGTTATTCAATCAACATACGCCCAGGAACTTGCAGACGATTTCGGAAGAAAAGTTAGAAACTATGTTCAATCTCCAGAGTTTAATCAGATTTTTCCAAATGTAGGATTACGTTCAGATTCCATGTCAGCGAAACGTTTTCATACTGTCCACGGTGGAACGTACGCTGCCGTCGGTGCGGGTGGAGCCATCACGGGCCGTGGAGCACATCTTATGATTATTGATGATCCGATTAAAGGACGCGAGGACGCTGAGTCAGAAGTCCAGAGAAGAAACTTAATCGAATGGTATAAGTCAGTCGCTTATACGCGACTTCAACCAGGAGGAAAGATTATTTTAATCCAGACCCGTTGGCATCAGGACGATCTTGCAGGCTACATCTTAAACGAAAGTGGAGAAGATTGGAAAATACTTGATCTTCCCGCAATCGATGCAAGTGGAAATGCGTTATGGCCCGATGCTTATTCGCTTAAAGAATTAAATCAGATTAAAGAAACAGTAGGGACCCGTGTATGGACTGCGCTTTATCAGCAGAAACCATCAGAAGAAGAAGGATCCATTTTAAAAAGGGATTGGTGGAAAATCTATACCGATAAAGAAATGCCAATTTGTTCGTATGTTCTTCAATCTTATGATACGGCCTTCTCGACGCGGTCTTCTGCGGATTACACGGCATGTACAACATGGGGCGTCTATAACAAACGGGACGAGAATGGAGTTCCTCATCCTGCAATTTTATTATTCGACGCATGGAAAGAACGTCTAGAATATCCCGATTTAAGAAAACGAGCTAGAGAAAGTTTTTTTTACTTTAAGCCCGATGAGATTTTAGTAGAAAAACGGGCATCAGGACAATCCCTGATCCAAGACCTACGAAGATCGGGTCTTCCCGTTGTCGAATTTAAACCTGAGAAGGACAAGGTCTCACGTTGCCATAGCGTTGCTCCAATGATGGAATCAGGACTCGTTCATATTCTAGATGACGAATTTAAATCCGCTGTTTTAGAAGAATGTGCTCACTTTCCTTATGGCAAATTTGATGATATAGTAGATACAGTCGTACAAGCGTTAATGCGTATAAGGGATGGATTTTTAGTTGTACATCCAGATGACCCAGATGATAGAATGGAAAGACATGAGAGGAAAATTAAAAGACCTAAAAAACATTATTACTCTTAAAGTCGTCAATAAGAAGAAGATCGCAGAAGACGCGAAAAGAAGAACTGACGAATTATTAAGAATGGATCTACTTAGAAATACAGCGAAACTAAGCAATAGTATACAAATGCGAGGATACGCCTTATGCGTATGGGACGAAAAGGGAGTTCCCTGTATCGCTTGGAACACGAAACATCCCGAAAATATTATTTCAGAATTCATCATTCCGAGCTTTCTATTGACATCATTTCAGAGTATAGTTAGTAACAAAGTAGCAACATCGGAGGTATATAAAGATGAGTAAAAATCCTTTTGAGAAGGTGGGAAAAGCACCTAAGATAGGAACAAGAACATACAGCGTTCAAGACGTTCAGGCAGCGAATAGAAGATTTTATGCAAAATTCCCTGGTGCGATTGAAGACGCAGCAATGATTAAAAAAGCAATGCAGGATCCAGGAGACGAAGTCGTAAAAGAAGAATCACGTAGATCGACAGAATACTCCTTTCTTCCTAAAATTAAATACACAGTTGAGGGACTATAATGACAACTAAAAAAGAAAGAGAATCATTAAAAAAACCAGGAATGATTATGGATATTATGTTTGGTCCACTTCGACGTGGGAAAAAAGTAACATCTAAAGGTGAAGAAGCAGCAGTCTATGACGTTGAAAAAAACAAGAGCAATAAGTATGGCGCTGTTAATCGACACTTGATTAATAAATTAAGAGGCTAATTATGGGAAAACCAGGAAAACCAGGATACATCACAGCAATAGATCCTATACCCGAAGATACTCCTGAAGAAATGCATGATATTCTACATTCAATCGGTGCGCTCGGTCCACAAGTAAAAGCGAGTGAGAAACAAAAAGCTAACGAGAATAAAAAGAAGGGTTACGCGAAGGCGAAAACAATAGGTAAGAAATATGGCTAGAGTAGCAAAACCAGGAAAGAAAAAAGAAAAAAATGGTACAAAAGATTTATATCCAATATCAAAAGCTGATATTCAAAGATTAAAAGATGCAGCATCAGACACTAGTAAACATAGTGATAATATAGACTTTATTAAAAAGCTTGCAGCAAGATTTAATAAAGCTAAAGAATAAGGAGAACACATGA